GGGAAAATTTCTGAAATAATGTCTAAAATTGTTGTCACCCTACCAGGTAAAGGCCGGCTTACCTTCCCAGAAGGCACGCCTGACTCTGTCATTGATGAAACCATCCTGAGGGAATTCCCAAAAGATGGGTCAGACGTTGCGCGGATGATTGCCGAGGATCCCGTCCAAGCCAAAAAAATCTCCGACGAAGATTTCGTGCTGTACGAGGACTACCTCGACAAGAAAAAGACTGACTATATTTCGACGATTTCGCAGGGCGTCAGCGGCATTGCCGACACCGTTGGGAAAGGTGTCGCCGGCATTTTTCAACTGCGAAACCTAGATCCTCGGGTGGCTGCCAGCACGGCCATTGAGGGTGCCGCACAGGGCACTCGGGATCTCTACGGCATGGTCGCACAATCGACCGACCCAACGTCGTACATGTTTAAGTTTACGAATTGGCTGAACGGCACCGGCACGGTTCAAGACCGAAAAGCCCAGTGGATCGAAGCGAATGAATTTACCGAAAGAAGCGCACGCATCGCCCAAGGCGAGGAAGCCATCGTCCCCGGGATCAACCCAGCATTCGTGAATGCGGACGTGCGGAACGCAATTGGGCTAGTAGCGGATCCCAGTGTGCTGATCCCCGGTCTAAATGTCAGTGCGGTGGGAGCAAAAGCGGTTGGCGCAGGACTGCGCGTAGGTGGTCGGGCTGCACAGGCCGTCACCCGGCCTCTCATCAGCGTCATCGACCGTGCCGGCGAAGTGGCCAGCGAGGCTCTAGGCACAAAACTGGATAGCGTCCGCAACGTGGCCGCCGGCACTGGCCTCAGTGGCCTTGCATTGGGCGTTCCTGGTGTCTCACAGGCGGCTGCGGTAATCGGCGGCGTCGAAGCAGCCAGCAAGCTGGGCCGGGTCGCAGAACAAGCCGGCGAGCAATTCGCGCAGGCGCCCACGCGCATTGGCCCACTCGAGTCCATCGGACGGGCACCCAACGCGACCTCAATTGACCGCGCTCTGGGTCGGGTGGGGCGATTTGGTGGCGACGATCTGATCGACATCGGCACTCGCTCCCTGGCTGGCGCAGTCGAGGGCGCAGTCATCGGAGGCGGCCTAGGCTACCTTTCCCAAGGCGAGGAGGGTTTTGCGGCAGGCGTAGGCTCTGGTGGCGCACTAGGTGCCGGCGCCGCTGGGGTGGTGCGCGGAGTTCAGAAGGCCAGCGGTGTGGCCGCCAAGCAGGCTCGAGAAAACGACTACCAGATTTTCCGAGACGGTTTGGACGAGGCCGATCAAGTCAAATTTGATACCATCGTCAAAAACTCTGGCATCAACGGTGCGGTGCAGGTCATGGACACCGCCGGCATCATCCGCGGCAAATTTAACGACGCCGAGATTCGCTTTCTAAATTCTGAGGAATTCACCAAAGAACACGGCGCCAATGCTCGGGGCGTGAAGATTGTTAACGTCGAGGCACAGCGCCCAGTCGTCGAAATCAACGTCGATAAAATTGGTTCGGAGCGCACGGCGTTCCACGAACTATTCCACGTTTTCAAGGCCATCGACAATCTCCGACCAGCCGCCGAAAAAGTTGAGCAAACAATCGTCGGCAACTGGATCATCGATAAGAACGGCGACTCAGTGCAGACGAGTCCCGGGTTCATGGACGAGGCTCAGATCCTCAGCCGCTTCGACGAGTATGTGTCCAAGCTCGCAGAGAATGATCCAAACCGGAAAATAAACACGGTGGCCGAGAAAGCAGCCTTCGTCGGGGAAGAGTTGGCCAGCGAGTACATGTCAAAAATGATCGCGGGATCGAGCACCGACTCGATGTTGCGGGGGTTTGATGACTTTACCCGCACAATTGTTGATCGCGCTCTGTTGAGCAACAACGAGGGTTTTCTGAGGCGCACGGCGCAAAGTTTGGGGCTGGGATCCAAGCCAATTGAGAGTCTTTTGTTCAATAATTTGCAGGAGGCATCGCCGGCGTTGAACGCCCAGTTGCGGGACATGGTCAGGATGCGCCGCAACATGGACAAGAAGCTTGAGCTAGCCGACGAGGTGCAAGTCACGAACATCCAGAAGAAAGATCTCGTGAACCCAGTGGCAGCCCAGTTGGCCATAGAAATGAACATCGCCGAAAAAGGCGCGGACGGTGTCACCAGAATGAAGTTGGACGACGTGATGTCACAGGAAGACAAGGTCAGCCTGGACTCCCTAAAAAGTGTCATCAAATCCACGCCGGTGGCGGATGTAAACGAGCCGCGGATGCGCGAATTGGACGGCAAGATTTCTGGTGTTGGTATCAGCGACGCCCAGTTAGCTGCCATTCAATCGTCGCCCAACATCCTCGACAAAGTTAAGAAGTCTTTTGCTCTCATTAAGAGCGCCATCGACAACGGAGAGGTGCTCTACATTCGCAATGGCAAGGCCACCAAAAAAATCACAAGTCGTCTGACCGGCAAAACACTGACCCGGTACAATGACGGGGTGCGAATGACTGAACGCGATGGCGTGCCGTATTCGCTGGCTGAGAATAAGGCCGGCGAGTTGTACCTAAACCTTTTTGATATCTCGAAGGCTCGCAGAAACGCGATGGATCTAGCTTCGAAAGATCGACTCGGACCCTACCAGGCCGACTTCCAAGCATTCTATGGTGACCTAGTTCGCTACCTCAACAATTTGTCGGATCCGGTTAATCGCGTGCCGTCGAAAGAACTGTTTGGCGACGCCGAAAAAGCCGCATATTTGACCGACTTCTTTGGCCAAAAAGAAGGAGATGGAAAAGCTTCAAAATTTATCCGCAGCCTCACGTTGGACCGGATGGTTGAGATGCGTCCGACCGGTGAGCGGGTGAGAATGACCGAATCTGCCTACGATCTCAACAAGGCACGCTTCATGCCGGCGGAAAACTTGGGCGAAACAAAAGTTTTCGACGCACCTGGCAGTGGCTTCCGCATCATCGCCAAAGGCAACAAGCACAGCCTGTACGCCCCTACCGGCGAGCGCATCGGCATCTATGACACGCAGGCCGGGGCTGAGAGGAAGGCGAACCAAATCAATTTTAAGAATGCAAATTCAGCGGAGGGATCGCGCTTCATGCCGGATGTTAAGAGCGCAGGACTTGCTGTCTTGGACAACGAGCTGGCGCTCAACCTTCCTAAACGGCCAAAGGTCTTGGACATTGCCAACGCATTCCAAAGCCGATTCGGAAAGGCGATTGATTACCGCAAATCCAACCCGCAGGACAACGCTCGTTTATCCAATGCGCTGGTGCAAGAAATTGAGCGTGCTGTTGAGCTGCACCCAGAGGCCAAAGGATGGTACGACGAGAACATTAAGCTGACGATGGACGTGATACGGGATCTTGATCCAGATCTCGCAAAGCCAGAAAACGACTTTATGTTCAAGGTCATCCTGGCCGCCACATCAGATGGTAACAAAGTAGGGCCACAGTTCCAACAGACATGGAAGGAATACTCTAACTGGAAGAACACCGGCGACATATCCGGCAAATTTGTGTCCGGTGACCGTATCGACAACATCAAGGGCAACCTAATGATGTTTAACGAAATGGTTAAAAGCATCGGCTGGGAAAAGACCAAAGACTTTTTCACGCGCAAGGGTACTGTGAAGGAGGTGCGTCAGGCGCTTACGGATACCTTTGGTTGGACAAAGAAGGAGGCCCAAGGCATCGGTTCTTCTGAACTAACTGATGAAGTGGTTCCGTTTGCGGTGGTGCTCGGACCTAAGCTTGGTTCGTTCTTCAACAACCTGTACGGAGATTTCTCATCAGTGACCATGGACCGTTGGTTCATGCGCACAATTGGACGTTTGACAGGCACTCAGGTGGAACCATTAGCCGGATCCAAGATGCGCGAAATGCGCAACAATTTGCGCAGTGCTGTTGAGCGTTTGGCTGCAACTCAATTTGGGCTGCTAGGTATTAAACGTGGCGACATCCGCGGCAGCGCCATCGACGCAACGGCCACTACTATTGCGGGGAGATTTGCCAAAAAGGATCTTCGCACCGAGGCCAAGAGGCTATCGGATGAAGGTCAATCTGCGCTGGAGGAAACAAGAAAATTTGCCAATGCATTGAAGAAAGGTTTGAATCCGTTGGTCGAGGCTCCGGTTGACGGAACTCATCGTCGCTGGATTCGTACCCGTGTCGCAGAAGTTCAAAAGGACTTGCAGTCCCGAGGAATTGAACTTGAAAACGCCGATCTTCAAGCCGTGCTTTGGTATCTCGAAAAAGAACTTTATGAAAAACTCAACTATCGCAGCAAGTCAGGAGAATCAGACTATGCTTCCGCAGCCTCCTCCCTTTATCAGTCAGTGGTTGGAAGACCGTCTGCTGTCTATGCAGCAGGAACAGGACGAGTTCGTGCAATCGGGGGGGATGGACGGGGCAATGTCGTGGACGGAGCGGACACGAGCCAAACGCCTGGGCCAGAAGTAACCGGTCAGCGTTTCATGCCGGATGCGCCAGACACGCCGGCGTTCAAAAAGTGGTTTGGAGAATCAAAAGTTGTTGATGCTGACGGCCAGCCGAAAATTTATTATCACGGCACTAATTCTGAATTTAACGCATTTGAAAAGAAAAAGCGGAAGGAGGGACTTTATGGAAAAGCATTTTATTTTTCAGAAGATCCGAAAGAAGCAGCAGGTTACGGAAAAAAAGTAATTCCAGTCTACTTACAAGCTGATCAGCTTTTCAAAGGACTACCACTATCTAGCGAAATAAATTACGAAAAATCCATTGCTTATCAGCGCGGCAAAAGCGTTTGGGTGTTTGAACCAACACAAATTAAATTAGCCACCGGCAATGCAGGTACATTCGACGCCGCAAATCCTGACATCCGTTTCATGCCGGACGACGCTACGCCAAAAAATGGCGAGCCAGTGGCAAATTCCGTAGACGCACAAAAACGATTCAGCGCCGGCGAACGAATTTTTGGAGCCAACGAACAGAACGGAGAACTAATTGAAATTACGAGCCTTGAGATGCTCGATAATTTCACTGCTGATACGTTGCTTGCTTTTCCAAAAAGCGACAGCGGTGCAATGTCCGTAGAATTCTCCGCACCCGAGAAACTCCCCAACGGCCAAGCCTGGAGCACTGGAAACAACTACCGAGTCATCCAAAAAACCGGCGGCAAATACCGAGTCTACGCGCCGATTGGCACAATGATCGGCGTCACCGAATCGCTCGAGCAGGCAAGGCGACTAATCGACAAAAGAAAATAACTTGACGTTGGGTTTTGAGGCTCCGAGTGTGCGCCGCATGAAATACCTCGTCATCCTCATCGCTCTGGCGGCGCCACTCAAAGCCGATCTATGGCAGGCCATCTGCAAGGTCGAGTCGAACAACAACCCTAGGGCCATCGGTGATGGCGGGAAGGCTGTTGGAATCGCGCAGATCTGGCCTATAACGGTTTTAGAGGCCAACAGGATCTCCAAAAAGAACTACACTCTGGACGACCGATTTTGCCCGATCAAATCGCGTGAAATCTTTGTGATCATCACAGAGCACCACGGAAAAGGTAAGAGCGACGAACATAAGGCCCGCATCTGGAATGCCGGTCCATCACGTCCACACCTTGCCACGAAATACTGGCTGAAAGTGAAGGCCGCTTTATGAGCCTCATCATCGCAGTCGATCCCGGTGCCAGTGGCGGCATCGCATGGAGCAACGCTCATGCCCCCGCATTTGCGCTGCCAATGCCGCCCAGCGTGGCCGACGTGATCGGCCTGCTGCGAGATTTGACTCGAGGAGACCTGCAAGCCGAGCTGTGGCTCGAGGACATCCCAAAGTTCGTTGGCAAGGCGATCCCGGCGTCGAGCGCCGCGGTGCTGTTTCGCAATTTCGGCTACATCGAGGGCGCCGCCACCGCGCTCGGTTTGAGAGTGATCATGGTTAAGCCGCACGACTGGCAAAAACACTTTAAGCTCGGCACGAAGAAAGACTGCGCCTCGACCACCGAGTGGAAGAACAAGTTGAAGTCGGAGGCAGTGCGGCGTTTTCCAAATCTTAACGTCACGCTGAAAACAGCCGATGCACTTTTGATTCTGGACTTCGCAAAAAATAGCGGCGCCGGCAACAACTCCGACGCCGCCTTTCCCCAAGTTATCCCTCTTCCCGCATAAATTGTGCGGGCCAAAAAGCAACAACAATGAACACAACGTATACGTTAGCGAATCAGTCCGTCGCGCTCCCCACCGAGGGCGATGTTTACAATCGGATGAGTGACCCACTGGCAGCCGTCGAGCGCCTTGGGGAAATCATCGCTAGCTCAGGCATGTTCGGCTGCACCAAAGTCGAGCAGGGCCAGGTGCTCGCGCTCCAGTGCATCAGCGAAAAGAAGCCACCGCTGGAGTTGGCTAAGACCTACCACATGATCGAGGGCAAGCTCTCGATGCGGGCCGACGCAATGCTGGCCAAATTCCAGATGTCGGGCGGCACCGTGAAGTGGACGAAGCGCGATGACAAGGTCGTCGAGGCCACCTTCACCTTGAGGAATAACTCGCTGCCATTCTCGGCGAAAATCGAGGACTTCGTGGCCAACGGAGTGGCCGTATCCCGCGACGGGAAAATGAAAGACAACTGGCGCAAGTTCCCCCGCCAGATGCTCACCGCCCGCGTGATCTCTGAGGCCGTGCGTCTTCTGGCGCCCGAGGTCGTATTCGGCGTCTACACGCCCGAGGAGATCCAGGACAGCAACAACTCGGCGCCGGCGCCTGACCCAGTCAGGGTCGAGCCAATCGTCGAGTCGTATGTCGAAAAACTCGAGGAGTTGCTGCTCGCCGACGAACCGGCGGTCAACGCCTACCTCACCTTGAAAAAACAAATCGCCGACGGCCAGACCTTCCGCGATGTCGCCCCCGACTTTGCCAAGAAAATTGTCAGCAATTCAAAAATGTTCCTCGACGCCGTTAAAAAATGATCACCCTAATCGAAAAATATCTGACCGCCCAACTCTACGCCGGCCAAGCTGCCGTGCTCAACCAGGACGAAGCGTTTGCCAACGCTCACCGCCAGTACGGCGAGGCGCTGGCTTACTGCGTCCACGAGACCCGGGGGACCGGTGAGATGGTGGACATGCAGGCGGTCCTCAAAACCGCCGCAAAGGAGGCGTGCAGCTACGCCTCGGAATCGTTCGTTCAGCCTTCGATCCCGGCCACCGTGCTCAGAGAGATGGAGCGCGACATCCAGACGGAACTTGAGGAGTTGTACGAAGCGGCCAGCCTGGCCGGCAAGCACCACCTCCTCGCGCTGGCCAACGCTAGCTCCGAGCGCGTCGAAGAGTACCTTGAACTGATGGAGGACGAAGAAAATGAAGAATGAAATTCGCTACGACATGCCGGCGCTCGAGTACCACGCGCACCCGGCGATCTCTAAGAGCGGCCTCGACCAGTTCCGAAAGTCGCCGGCGCACTATCGACACTGGCTCACCGCAGAACGCGAGGAGACCGCAGCCATGCGAATCGGCACGCTGACGCACCTGAGTGTTTTCCAGCCCGAGCTGTACCACTCTCGCGTCGTCGTCGCTCCCATCGTGGATCGTCGCACGAAGGAGGGTAAAAGCATCTGGGAGGCGTTCAAATTCGAGAACGAGGGCAAAGACATCGTGACCCACGATGATCACCGGATGATCCGCGAGATGACGACATCAGTGCGGGGATCTGATGCTGGCCTGATGATCACTGGCGGTGCTGCCGAGGTCAGCCTGTTCGCCGCCCAGAACGGCGTAGACTGCAAGGCACGCCTCGACTACGTCGTCGATGACGTGATTGTCGATCTGAAGACGACCGAGGACGCATCGCCTGCGGGATTCGCCCGCAGCATCGCCAACTACCGGTACCATGTCCAAGCAGCGCACTACCTCGCACTCGCCCGCGAGCTGGGCATGGAAGCGAAACGATTCGTTTTCATCGCCGTCGAAAAGGATGCGCCATACGCCATCGCCCGGTACGAACTCGATCCGGCGGATCTGATGCTGGCCGAGGCCGACCGGCAGAAGCACCTGGCACGATTCGCCTCCTGTCAGGCATTCGACAGTTGGCCATCTTACAGCTACGAAATCAAAACCCTCTCGCTCCCAAAGTGGGCGACCAACAACAACGATAGTCCCAACCAGTAAAAATCATGTCACTATTCAAAGTAGACCGCGCAAGTGCTAGCACCAAATCGTTCGATGCCCCCGGCATCTATTCAGTAGAGATCATCAAGGCCGAGTCATCGCTCACCACCAAGGGCGAGGACACTGTGAAACTCATCTTCCGCGGCGCTGACGGCAGCGTGGCGTCGGATAATTTCCTCAACCGTGAGAGCGTCTGGTGGCGCGTCAATGCGCTGCTGGCTGCATGCCCATTCGTTGAGATCTCCGAAGGCCAAGAGCTGGATTTCAGCAAAGCCAAAATCTTCCAAGAATTCTTGGGCCGGTTTGTGGGGGCGAAATTGAAGATCAAGCTTGAGGAAGAGACTTGGGTCAAAGAAGGAACGACGGAAGAGAAGAAGTCGCTCAAGATCCGTAAGTACCTGCCAGAAACCAACCCGTTCTAACGGGTGCAGGGGCGCGACTGCTTAACGCGCAAATTTTCCCAATGACATGGATACTCCCCAAACAATTACACACATTAGTCTCTGCGCTGGGTACGGAGGCATTGATCTCGGACTCCGAAGAGCAATCCAAGGTCTGCGCACAATCGCTTTTTCTGAGATCGAAGGTTACGCCGCTGCAAACTTGGTCGCGAAAATGGAAGCGGGACTCTTGGACCCAGCACCTATCTGGACGAATCTTAAGACCTTCCCTTGGGCAGCGTTTCGCGACCGAGTGGACATCCTCTCTGGCGGCTACCCATGCCAACCCTTCAGTGCAGCAGGCAAGCGACTTGGAGGGGACGACCCGAGACATCTCTGGCCATACATCGCAAGAGGAATTCGCATTCTCCAGCCAAGAGTATGCTTCTTTGAAAACGTCGAAGGACATATTTCATTGGGGCTGTCCGACGTTATCGAAGACCTGGCAGGAATGGGTTACAGAACAACGTGGGGCATATTCTCAGCGTCTGAAGTTGGCGCACCTCATCAACGCAAGCGGGTGTTTATTATGGCCCACAATCAGCGTCAACGAGTCGAAGAACTCAATCGGAGGCTCGCAGATGGAGCGCAACAGCATCCCATTGGGAACAATGGCAGCCATGCATGGCCCTCCCGCCCCGGCGAGCAGCAGCACGGATGGGAGCCGCCCAGAGTCGTGGGCAACGCCCACCGCTCGCGACCACAAGAGCGGGAAGGGCAAGGAGGACCGCACGTACAGCGAGCTGACTCCGATGATAGAGCGGCAAGCAGCAGGCCGACTCAACCCTCGCTGGGTGGAGACACTGATGGGTCTACCAGTGGGCTGGACTATGCCGAGCTGTCAGTCACCTGTGACAATCGTACCGACGAACTCCGACTCCTTGGCAACGGAGTCGTCCCAGCCACCGCAACCCGAGCTTTTTTAACTTTAGTGGAAGAACTCAATGAATCTCCGACCCTATCAACAAGCAGCAGTTGATTTCTTGCAGAATAAAAGCAGAGGTTTCGTCATCGCGCCCGCTGGCGCCGGCAAGACCTTCATCGCCGCGGCTGCGCTGCGCCAGGGCATGCACCCAGACTCTCCCGCGCCGTTCACGAGCCAAGCTCGCATTGTCTGGCTGGCCAACACCCGCGAGCAGGTGCAGCAGGCTCTGGATGCGGCCACCACATTTGGCATTAAGATCGAGGCCCACTGCGTAGCAGCTCAACCCGACTGTGCGTCCGCTCACGTTGTAATCGTGGATGAGGCTCACCACATGCCAGCAGCCACCTGGGCGTCCACCATTGGCCGGTGCCAGGGCATCATCTGGGGGTTCTCGGCGACGCCTTGGTCGGATCCCGAGCGCGATCTGCGGCTCAAGGACTTCTTCCGCGAATTCTATTTAGTGCCGAGGTCCGAGGTCATGGCGACCGGCAGCATCACGCAGGGCGCAGTTGTCGCGCACAACCTCGATTTGCCCAGCCAGTTCGACCCTGAGATTGAATGCAGCACCGTAGCAGAGACCGCACGCCGGTGCCGGCGCTTCCCATTTATTGACCGAAACGAACACGAACGCCGAGCGAGGTGGCAGGCCACTGCCGATGTCGTTAAAACCAACGGGCGCCGCAATGCCAAGATCATCGACTTAGCGACCAGCGAACCCGGCAGCATTCTGATTCTGGTCTCGACGGTCGAACACGGTGAGCGACTACAGGCCGACATCGCCGACTCCGTCGTCGTCCACGCAAAAATCGGCAAGAAACGCCGCACCGAGGCTATCGAAAGATTCCGCAGCGGCGCACTACGCTGCATGATTGCGACCAGCTTGGCCGACGAGGGACTCGACGTGCCGCGGGCCAGTGTTCTGATCCTCGCCGCTGGAGGCAGGTCCGCGGGGAAGCTCGAGCAACGTGCAGGCCGCGTGATGCGAGCACACGAGGGCAAGGAATTCGGGACCGTTCACGACTTCGTCGATGCCGGCGCCGCACTTGCTCACGCGCAATTTCTCGCCCGGGTCAGAACGTATCGAAAGTTGGGATACAAAATTTCACGACCACTATGAACTGTCCGCACTGCAAAAAAAAGATCACACCCTCTGAGGCTGGCCAACTGCTCGGCTGCATCGTGACCAAGAAAAAATCTGACGCCGCGAGGCGCAACGGCAAGAAAGGTGGCCGCCCAAAAAAGAAATGAATTCCGTAACCGAGACTCTGCGAAACATTGAGTTTATCCTCAGGAAATACTGCGATAAATTTGCCGGCGGCCTTAATATCCAAGGCATGAAACCTCGAGTGGACCGCGATCAAATTATGAGGCGACGCGACTGCCTGACTCGAGAAGAGCACGACAAGATCTTAGAGCTACATGCATCGGGCATGAGGCAGTGTACCATCTCCGAGCGCATGCAGCGTTCGCCGGCCTGCGTGAGCCGAGTGTGCAAAGGTAACCACAAATCCTATTCTAAAATGCAGCGCAAGTAGTTGGTGGTCAGCGGTTGAATTTTGATTCGCCGATTGTGTTTGATACCCAAAGCGGTTTGGGTTTGTCTCATCGTGTCGGAGGCAGTTCGCCCGAGACACAACAACAACAACATGAAGATCAAAATCAAATCCAGTAACATCGCGGCGCTCCAAGCCGCTCTTGAAAAGGCCAACGGAAACGCGATTGCTCACACCTATCGCCACGCATCGCAAATTCTTGAAGTTGCGGTCGCCGCCGAGGCACAGCTCCAAAGTTTAAACCTCTCTAAAAACTCTCGCTCCGGCGTGATTGCCACGGCGAACAGCGGCGGATCGGTTGCCAACGCTTACAAATACTCACGCATCACCTCGACCGCAACTCTGGTGCGCGGATCGTCCGATTGGTTCCTGACTTCGATTTCAGCGTCCGAAAGTTTTCGCAAGACCGCCGGCGGAGTCCACGTCAGCCTTACGCCGTCACAGGATAGTGAGGTCACCGCAAAGTTCCGCGCTCAGTTCTTGAAGCAGCCGGTCACCGTTGGAGCTGCCACATGACACCCTACGACAAAGCCCAGTGCATCGCGCTCGGCACGCTGATCGGCGCCATCAAGATGGCCGCCTGCTATGGCAAAGAATGGTCCGCGGAAGAACTCCACGACCAAATCCAAAAACTCGCCGAGACCGTAAATGAGGTCGAGGCGTCGCTCGACAAAGCCCTAATCGAAGCTCTCGCACCCTATGAAACCGAAAAAAAATAAACACGCAGTCGCACTCGGCAGATCCGGCGGCCTCGCCGGCGGCCTGAGCCGGTCGCCAGCAAAAATTGCAGCAGCGCGGGCCAATGGCCTGCTGGGTGGTAGGAAGCCCGCAAAGAAGGAGGATAAATGAAACCCCATCGACAACGTATCGCCATCGCGGAAGCATGTGGTTTTAAATGTAGCGAATACTCGGACGAATTGGCGAAACTTGTCGCGGGGTTCACCCCCGACTACCTCAACGACTTGAACGCCATGCATGAGGCGGAGGCGACACTGCGGTTCGACGACCGAAACCACTACATAGACCGGCTCGGCGAAACGTATCACGACAGCTGGGAGTTCTGCACGGCGACCGCCGCCCAACGCGCAGAGGCTTTTCTCCGCACGATAGGCAAATGGGAGGACGACGAATGAACCCACCCACCGCCACGCCTACTCCCGCGCCGACGCCGAGAACGGATGCCACAGCTATTCGTGGGGCATCTACCGCATTTCCGCGAGCCAGCTATTTTGTTGATTCCGACTTCGCCCGCACCCTCGAACGCGAACTGGCCGAAACCGAACGCCTGCGCTTTGGTGCCGATGCGGATCGCCGACGGTTGCGTTGCGAACTCGCCGCCGCGAAAGCGGAGTGCGAGAGGTTCAGGCTTTTTACACTGAAGCAAGATGGCGAACTCACCCGCCTCCGCGCTCTGTTCCCTGCAATCCTCGCTGCTCTCAGAAATGGAGGGGGCTGCACGACGGACGTTAGCGTTGAGTTTTTGGAGTGTGTTCCCAACGAGGTCGCGTCGGTAGTATCCCGCCTCCGCGCCGAGGTGGAGCGGTGGAAAACCGTTGCCGCGCAGATGACCGCCGAGCGCGAGCACAACGCCAACGAAGCGAGCCGCCTCCGCGCCGAGGTGGAGCGGCTGACGGCCAAAATCGGAAACCAAGCGGATAGGATACGCTATCTTGAAGGCGCGACCAACCACGCTACTGGCACGCCGCTATCGCAAGCCATCGCCCGCGCCGAGAAAGCCGAGGCTGACAACGCCAAGTGGCAAAAGCTACTCCTCATGTCCCGCGATGATCGCGAGATCGATCTGATCAGCGAGGTTGAGGAGCAAGCCCGTCTGCTTGGGAAGCATGAGCAGCTAAGGCTAAAAAACGCGGAGCTTCAGAGGGATAAAGCGCGGCTGGATTGGTTGGCCGTTTCCGACACATGGTTTGATTATCCGGCCACCGAATCATTCAACCCAGAAACATTCCGTGACGCCATCGACGTCGCCATGAAAGACACGCCAACTCCATGACCACCATTGACCGCGCCCGAGCCTACCTCACTCGCTGCCCGCCCGCCATCTCGGGATCAGCCGGTCACTCCACCGCGTACACTGTCGCCGTCGCTCTCGTGCATGGATTCTCGCTGCCACGATCTGAGGCGGCTCAGTTGATGGCTGAGTATAATCAGACCTGCGTCCCCCCGTGGAGCGCCCGAGAACTCGAGCACAAGATCGACGAGGCGCTGAAGAAGCCGCACGACAAGCCGCCTGGCCATCTCATCGGCGACACCAGCCCGCGCCGGCCATCCTGCGTGTCGCCCACCGGGAAGTTCATCGTGCGCAGTCTGCCGGCGCCAGCACCAAGCACCGAGCTGACCGGCTACGATGCCACAAGGAAGTTCCTCGAGACCGTCTTCTTGGCCAACGACTGGATCTGCATCACTAACGAGGCCAGGCACGATGAGGAGCGCGGCAAGTGGTTCCCATCGGCCAGTGGGACGTTCATGCCGCTCACACGGTGGCTCGAGCGTTTCCCTGACGCCATGTGGGAAGGTAAGGAAGCCGGCGCATGGATCCGCATCAACCCCACCAAGCCCGACCAGTACGCCGGATCAGACGCCAACGTGGCCGACTACCGGCACTGCCTCATCGAATTCGACGACAAGCCAAAGGACGTGCAGATGGCCATCATATCTCAGTGCCAGCTCCCCATCGCCGCAGTCATCGACTCCGGTGGCCGGTCACTCCACGCCTGGGTGCGCGTCGATGCCGCCGACAAGCGCGAGTTCGATGAGCGCCGGGACTCCATCTACGACTTTTTGGCGGATCACAAACCCTGCGAGGCCAACAAGAATCCATCCCGGTTCAGCCGGCTCCCCGGCATCATGCGCGGCGATACGGAGCAGAAGCTTGTCGCCCTCAACATCGGCCTGCCGACCTGGCAGGAGTGGATCGATTGGCGTGATCAGTCCGAGATCGCTGCACCCACCACCCCGCAGGAGCTGCTCGACTACGATACCGCGAACGACCCGAACAACGTGTTGGGCAAGCGCTGGCTCTGCCGCGGCGGCTCGCTCACCATCGTGGGCCAGTCGGGCGTCGGGAAGTCATCGTTTGCGATGCAATTGGGTCTGACCTTTGGCCTTGGTCGGCACTTCTTTGGCATCAAACCGACTCGGCCCCTGCGCGTCGCATTCGTGCAGGCCGAGAACGACACCGGCGACATGGCCGAGGCATTCCGCGGCGTCGTCGAGGCCATGCGGTTCAGCGCCGAGGATCTCGAGTTGCTCAACACCAACATCCGATTCTTTGACGAGACCGTGAAGACCGGCATCGAGTTCATCCGGTTGGCCAGGTCGATCATCGTCTCCCACCGGGCCGACATCCTGATCGCCGACCCGCTGCTCAGTTACGCCGGCGACGACATCAGCGAGCAGAAGTTCATGTCAGGATTTTTGCGTAACCACCTCAACCCGGTCTTACAGGAGACCGGCGCAGTCTGGATCTGGCTGCACCACATGCCAAAGCCGCCTCGAGGTGAGCAGGCCAAGGGCAACATCAGCGACTTGGCCTACGCCGGCGCCGGATCCGCGGATCTCACCAACTGGTCCCGCGAGGTCGGCGTGCTGCAACGCCAGGGCGACGATCCGACGTTCACCTTTACGCTCACCAAGCGCGGCAAACGCTCGGGCATGGTCGATCTCATGGGCAACCCAGCCAACTCCATCCGGCTGCGCCACGCCACCGCCGGCATCTGCTGGGAGTACGCGCCACCGGCGATGTTCGTCGCTAAAAAAGCAGTAGACTCGAAAAGGTCCGACTGATACTTTGTGTATACACAAGGGTTACCCTCTGAGTATAGTACAGTGTTAACACCAGACCTATCACTTTACCTAACACCATTTCTACCTAAGGGGTGCTTCCTCTCCCTAAAGAGAGGATAGGGAGGAATCCTCCTATTCCCTCGCTTGCAGGCGAGGGTCGGATTCCACGGAAAAACCAAACAAAACCAATGAACTATCGAGCAAAGTACCGATCAATGCCACGACTCACCGGCGGAAGACCCGAGGAGTCGCAAGTCATCAGTCACATCCGCGAAGTCGAACGTTGCGACTTGCCTCAAGCATTGGCCATCTGGGAACAGATCCGCCGGCCTTCGCGTAAAATCGTCGTCTTCGACCGCCAGGACCGCTCGTGGATCGGCTGGGACCACTCAAACAACGAGACCCGCGACAAGGCTGCCGCCGCAATCACCAACAACCGCATCCGCAAATTGGAGACCAAGGTCGCCGACTTGCAGGCCGCATTCAACCAGCTCGTCGCATTCGTTAACCAACGATGAAATCGGAAAACTTCCGCCTCATGGTGGCCAGCAATGTCGCCAAGGGACAGAAGACACGGGCCATGCTCGTTGACTTTTTCCAAGGCGCCCCCGCAAACATGCGCCACAGGCTTGTAGGCGAGACTTTTGATCCCGAACGGTCCGAGGCACTAGCTTTCATCAAATCGAGGCTCCAAGGCGATTCTAGGGCCGTTGCCAAGGAAGCTCAGCGCCTATTCAATTTGGCCAAAGAACACCGAGTCATCCGTTTTGCCGCCGGCACATGGAACGCGCACCTTGGCCCACAAATAAACTCTAGGTTCGGAAACGCTCCTGTGCTAAAAAGTAGAACATGGGCGAAGCGATGATAACCGAAGCGAATGTTGGTAGAGTTGACGACACGTCGCTCCTGACCGTCACCCAGAAGCTCGCCAGAGGTGCCGATCAAGCTAACTTCAAGGCCACCCAGGTCGATCCCGAGAAGGTGAAGCTGATCGAGGATCTGATCAAGAAGGGCGCTCCACTCACCAGAATCGCTGCCGATACTCACTCCAGCAACTCCACCGTTCGCACCATCCGTGATCGCCTGCTCGAACGCGAACCCACCCTCTTCAAAGCCCACATGTCCGGCGCCCTCCAACGCCTAGCCAACAAGGCTGCTTCCACCATCGAACGCGGCTTGGACAATATGGAAGATCAAGATATCAAACTCGGACAGCTGACCGGGTTATCCGTCGCTCTAGGAATCTTAATTGATAAACAGGCACTTTTGAACGGCGACGTGCCCACAACTGTCGTCGAGCATCGCCTAACCATCGACACCGCAGCCGTTAATGAATTGATCGCCAACTCCAAGCGTTCCGAGGCCGACGTTATCGACGTAACTCACTCGATGTCCGCCACTTAGGCAACTGGAGCCGGAAACATTAAACATAATGGTTATTGTGCGTCACCGAAAACAGGGGGGGGGAGGGG